CAAGATCGAGGCTGCGCAGCGTGTCAAGGATGACATGAACTACCAGCTTACTGAGGTTATGGTGGAGTACCGGCCTGAGCATGAGCGCATGCTCTGGGGCCTGGGTCTTTCAGGTAATGCGTTTAAGAAGGTCTACTTTGATCCTAGTTTAGGTCGGCAAGTTTCTTTGTTTGTACCTGCTGAAGATATGGTGGTGCCTTATGGCGCCTCAAGCCTAGAGACTTCAGAGCGTGTTACCCATGTGATGCGTAAGACTAAGAATGAGTTACGCAAGCTTCAGGTTATGGGCTTCTACCGAGATGTTGAGCTTGATGATCCTGTCGATACGCTGGATGAAGTTGAGAAGAAGATCGCTGAGCAGATGGGCTTTAAGGCAACTCAAGATGATCGGTACAAGATCCTTGAGATTCATACGTACCTCGACCTGCCGGGGTACGAGGACAAGGATGAGAAAGGTGAAGAGACAGGCATTGCTCTGCCTTATGTTGTGACGATTGAGAAGGGTACCGAAGAGATCCTTGCAATCCGTCGTAACTACCACCCGGATGATCCGTTGAAGAAGAAAAGGGATCACTTTGTACACTATGGCTACATACCTGGATTTGGCTTCTATTGTTTTGGCCTTATTCATCTCATCGGCGCTTTTGCTAAATCCGGAACCTCGATACTTCGTCAGCTTGTTGATGCTGGTGTCCTGTCTAATCTTCCTGGCGGCTTTAAAACTAAGGGCCTTAGGGTAAAGGGCGACGACACTCCCATTGCTCCAGCCGAGTTCCGAGATGTGGACGTAGCCTCTGGCACGATCAAAGACAACATCATGACGCTCCCTTATAAGGAGCCAAGCCAAGTTCTGTATAGCCTGTTGGGAACAATCGTTGAGGAAGGCCGTCGGTTTGCTTCTGCGGCTGATCTCAAGGTTAGCGACATGTCAGCACAGTCGCCCGTAGGTACAACGCTGGCTATTTTGGAAAGAACTCTCAAGGTAATGAGTGCGGTACAAGCCCGTATTCACTACGCCATGAAGCAAGAGTTCAAGCTATTAAAGAACATTATCCGTGACTACACGCCCGAAGAGTATGAATATGAGCCGCTTGAGGGCCCGCCTCGTGCAAAGAGATCCGACTACGACATGGTTGAGGTCATGCCGGTTTCGGATCCTAATGCGGCAACCATGTCTCAAAAGGTTGTCCAGTATCAAGCAGCCCTCCAGTTAGCCCAATCCGCACCCCAGTTGTATGACCTGCCTTTGTTGCATCGCCAGATGCTTGAGGTTCTGGGGATTAAGAACGCAGCCAAGTTAGTACCCATTGACGATGACCAGAAACCAACAGATCCGGTATCAGAGAATATGGACGCCCTTAATGAAAAGCCCCTCAAAGCTTTCATTTACCAAGATCATGCGGCGCATATTACGGTTCACATGAGTATGTTGCAGGACCCAATTACTCAACAAATGCTTCAGCAGAATCCCAAGGCTCAGTTGATTGTTGCGGCGATGATGGCTCACATCATGGAGCATTATGGCTTCCAGTACCGCAAGAACATCGAAGAAAAACTTGGTGTTCCTTATCCGGCGCCTAACGAAGAGATGCCTGAGGATATGGAGGTTGAGATTTCCCGTCTGGCAGCGGCAGGAGCCCAGAAGCTTCTCCAAGCAAATCAAGCCATGATGGCCCAGCAGAAAGCCCAACAAGCGCAGCAAGATCCGATTGTGCAGATGCAGCAACAAGAGTTGCAGATTAAAGCTGCCGAGGTTCAGCGTAAAGCACAGAAAGATCAGACAGACGCACAACTCAAGCTACAGCAACAACAGATTGAACAGCAGCGTATTGCTACGCAAGCTGAGATTGAAGGAGCCAAGCTTGGCGCACAAATCGCCCGTGAGCGAACGGAACAGCAGTTTGACGCAGCTACTCGTGCAGTAGATGACCAAATCAAAGGAATTGAACTCGGTTTACAGATGGGTGAAAAGCTTACCCAACAACCTAAAGGAGAGTAAATGGACGCATTAAAGTATTTGTCAAACCAGATCCAAGAAGAACGCAAGCGTATGGCGGAGGACTTGGCTGATGGTATGGCGAAGGACCACAGTGAATATAAGTACTGCTGTGGAGTAGTAAGAGGGCTATTAATTGCTAATAGCTTAATTCTTGAACTTTCTGAAAGGTTGGACAAAGACGATGAGTGAAATCCTGATTGGGTCTACAAGCGATCCAAACGAAGCAACGGTATTACCCGAAACGCCAGAGCAAAAAGCGAAACAACTGCCAGATCCGTCTGGCTATCGCATCCTCTGTGCAATCCCTGAAATCGAGGACTCGTATGACAACGGCTTAATTAAAGCCGATACCACGGTGAAATTCGAAGAGTTACTAACCACGGTTCTTTTCGTTATCAAAATGGGTCCTGACTGTTACAAAGATGAAACCCGATTCCCTTCTGGCCCTTGGTGCAAGCAGGGAGACTTTATTTTGGTTCGTCCACACGCAGGCACACGGGTAAAAATCCACGGGCGTGAGTTCCGGATTATCAACGATGACGCTGTCGAAGGGGTTGTAGAAGATCCCCGAGGCATTAGTCGCGCATAAGGAGTAAGTCATGGCTGAAGAAAAGGAAGTGCAAGAACAGGACCAAGAAGTTGAGATTGAGTCCCAAGAAAAGGATATTGAGCTTGAGGTAGAAGACGACACCCCGGAGCAAGACAGGGGGCGTCAGCCATTACCAGAGGAAATGGTCAAAGAGCTTGAGGAAGATGAGCTTGAAGATTATTCCGAGAAAGTAAAAACTCGCCTTAAGCAGATGAAAAAAGTCTGGCACGACGAGCGCCGTGAGAAAGAGCGGGCTCTACGTGAGCAGCAGGAGGCCGTATCCCTGGCTCAGAAGTTGGTTGAAGAGAATAAAAAACTCAAGGGCCGATTATCTGATGGCGAGAAATCTTTGATTACGACTGCCACTAGCGCAGCCGAATTAGAGATGGAAATGGCAAAACGGGCTTATAAAGAAGCTTACGACTCCGGTGATACAGACAAAATTGTCGAAGCGCAGGAGAAATTAAATAATGCTGGGTACCGTCTTCAGAGATTAAAAGGATATAAACCCCCTTTACAAACTGAAGATAATGATGTACAAAGTCCTCAAGTGCAGGCTCAAGCACCCCGGTTGGATCAGAAAACTGCTGAATGGCGTAGACAAAATACGTGGTTCGGTCAGGACGAAGAGATGACAGCGGCGGCGTTAGGGTTGCATCAGAAATTAGAAAAACAGTACGGAGCGCAATATATCGGTACTGACGAATATTGGAGTACGGTCGATAAGACCATGAAACGTCGATTCCCTGATTATTTCGGGGATGAGGATGAAGCGGTAGAGGCCAAACCTCAACGCACAGAAAAGCCAGCAACGGTTGTAGCACCGGCGTCTCGCAGCACCGCCCCCAAAAAAGTGGTGTTAAAACAGTCGCAGATAGCGTTAGCTAAAAAACTTGGACTCACTCCTGAGCAATATGCGAAGGAATTTGCGAAAACGATGGGAGCTTAATCATGGCTGAAAATAGAATTGCACGTGAACTTGAATCTCGCTCAAATAAAGAGCGCCCCAAAACTTGGCAACCTGCTTCGACATTGCCGGAGCCGGATAAACAACCTGGATATGCGTATCGTTGGATTCGTGTTTCGATAGTTGGACAAGCCGACGCTTCAAACGTGTCGTCAAAGCTGCGTGAGGGATGGGAGCCTGTAAGGGTTGAAGAACAGCCTCAGTTTAAGATGCTGGTCGATCCGAACAGTCGATTCAAAGACAACATTGAGGTAGCTGGTTTGTTGCTTTGCAAGATTCCTGAAGAACTGATGACTCAACGCCGAGAGTACTTTGCGAAGAAAAATCGGGCTCAGATCGAGTCTGTAGACAACAACTTTATGCGAGAGAACGACCCGAGGATGCCGCTCTTTAGGGAGAAGCAATCCAAAACGTCGTTTGGTAAAGGTCTTTAATCTTTTAAACGGAGTCTTAAAATGGCTTATCCTACTGTTTCAGCCCCTTACGGGCTTATTCCGATCAATCTGGTCGGCGGTCGGGTGTTTGCTGGCGCGACTCGTCAAATTCCTATCGGTTCTGGTGAAGCAACCGCCATCTTCTATGGTGACGTTGTTAAATTCAACGCCGACGGTAATTTGACTCGTGACACAAGCACTGACGCTGCTACACCGGTTGGTGTTTTCCTTGGTTGCTCCTACACCGATCCTACGTTTGGTAAAGTGTTTCGCCAATACTACCCCGCTGGCACTGTCGCTTCTGACACTGTTGGCATTGTTTGCGATGATCCCGATGCGCTGTTCAAAGCTGCCGTGGTTTCCACGACAACTACTATCAGCTATATGGGTCGCACCGACGCAAACCGCAATGCAACTTTGGTTCAAAACAATGGCTCTACCGTTACTGGTAACTCGGCTGTTGGTATTCAATCTACGACTGGCACTGCTACGACTCTGCCCGTTCGTATTATTGACTTTGTGCCTGAGACAACCATTGCTGGTGAGCCCGGCTCCTACACTGAAGTTATTGTGAAGTGGGTCGCTGGTGTGCATCGTTATACCAACCCCACCGGTGTTTAAGGAGATACTTAAATGGCTATTTCACGCGCACAACTACTTAAGGAACTCCTTCCTGGTCTGAACGCACTGTTCGGTCTTGAGTATGCTCGTTACGGCGAAGAGCATAAGGAGATTTTTGAAACCGAAACTTCCGAGCGTTCGTTCGAAGAAGAGACCAAGCTTTCTGGTTTCTCCGCCGCTCCTGTCAAAAACGAAGGTTCTGCCATCGCTTATGACAACGCACAGGAAGTCTTCACGGCACGCTATAACCACGAGACAATCGCTCTTGGCTTCTCGCTGACGGAAGAGGCAATTGAGGACAACCTCTATGACTCGCTCTCCAGCCGATACACCAAGGCTCTTGCCCGTGCTATGGCTTACACCAAGCAGACTAAGGCTGCTGCGGTTCTGAACAATGGCTTTGACACTAGCTACCCTGGTGGCGACGGCGTGCCTTTGTTCTCCGCTTCGCATCCCCTGGTTTCTGGTAGCACGAACTCCAACATCCCCGGCACCGCTGCTGACCTTAACGAGGCTTCTCTTGAAGCCGCCGTTATTCAGATCGCTGCTTGGACGGATGAGCGTGGTCTTCTCATCGCTGCGAAGCCCCGCAAGTTGGTTGTTCCTCCCAGCCTGATGTTCGTTGCAACTCGCCTGCTCGAAACGGAACTCCGTGTCGCTACGGCTGACAACGACATCAACGCTATCAAGTCCAACGGATCTATTCCTGAGGGCTATACCGTTAACCACTTCCTGACTGATACCGATGCATGGTTCCTCACGACGGATGTACCTAACGGTCTGAAGCACTTCGTTCGTACCCCCATGGCTACTTCCATGGACGGTGACTTTGATACCGGCAACGTCCGATACAAAGCTCGTGAGCGTTATAGCTTCGGTTGGTCAGATCCTCTCGGTATGTACGGTTCCGAAGGCGCTGCCTAAGGAGGGGGGCCTTGTGCCCCCTTTCTGTTTCACTGTATTATTTAGGTACTAGGATTTAATACTCATATCGACTGACCTAGCAGACGTAGTAGAGACGATATGAGGATGTGCTACTACACGAAAGGCTTATCATGGCTATTACGACCTTCAGCGGCCCAGTTGC